TTGAATAGATTCCGTAATGTAGCGTGCCGGTCGTGTTTTCATGGTTTTAGTTCCTCCTGTTGTTGGCATGTTAGGCCACCTGCTTTGAGTTGAATACGGGCTCATCATAGGTGACGTAATCGTCAAGCTTGTACCACTGGCAAAACTCAGGGAAGCAGGCCGACTGGTCGGAGTTTTGACAATCCTCTGAATACTGTTTCCAGTTCTTCCAGATTTCGTCCCGCGTCTTGAAGTTGACCATTGCCGTAGTTTTGATATCCAAGATGAATTGAAGAGCTAGAGGCGTTAATTCTTTGTTGTCGATTCTCTCTTGAAATGTTTCGTTTGGTCGTTTCATGGTCTTAGTCTCCTTGTTTGTCGTCGGTTGTGTGTTTGTTTCCATACCTAATAGTAACATGAATGGCAATGCATTGCAATGGGGATACAAATGATAATCCTCGACGGTGAATATAATTCTCTCGACGGTAAATGGCATGTAAAAATAAATGCCCAATAGGCCCATTGATCTTTAGGCTATGCATTGCTAGTATAGGGTATGGCGAACGCAAAGAGGCCTTGCAAGCATTGCACCGTATTTTTTGATAGTCGAACCCCGTGGCAGGTGTTTTGTAGTCCTGAACATCGAAATGCGTACCACGGCAAGGTTAGGACTGATGAACGACGCGCACGCAAGCTGGCGGAAACGGGGAGAAATAGATTCAAAAATGCGGGCACGGAAATTCCGATTATTTCCTAGATTGTCCTGACTGTGTTCCGTGGGACGTAATTGAGCCATTGATTGATAAAATTATTCCACAAGATGCCATTAAAATAACATGCGAAGCGCACTATTTGAGAGATAAGATTTATTCATTAATAAGATTAACAACGAAAACGGTATTAAATCGAGTATGTGAGGGCGAAGAATGATTAAGCGAATTGGTTTACTGTTACTTGTTACTGTAAACGTGATGGCAGATAACTGTTACGTGTTTGACCGGAGCAATGCAATCGGGGAACGGCATTACGAAGAATGCAAAGATCAAGCGGCGCAAATGGAACAGTCCCAGGCTAGGTTAGATCGTTGGTCGGATTCGATTAATAACCGGAATGCGGCGGATCAAGCGCAAGCGGATCAGGAACAACAGGCGCAACAGCTGAATGCGATATTGAGGCAGTTACAAGAACGGAATAAGTAATGTGCGAGCATAAAATAGTGCTGTTGTTTAAGACAGTCTACGTAGAGCCACAGCGAGCGCATTGGTGGCAGAGTCGCAAGGGGTGGCATAAGCCTTTTGGGTTTTGTTTGGAGTGTGAGAGCGAGTTCGATATTCAATGGCAGGCATTGCAAGAACAACAAAAGTATGCTAAGTAATGCGGGTAGGCAGGCCTACTAAGGCCGTAAGCGGGTGTTATACAACGCACTGAGGCCGATGAGCTCGTGAGCGTAACAGGGGCACCGAGAATAAAAGAGTGAACGTACTCAATAGCCATTTAAATAAGGGGAAGGGAAACCTATGACGTTTAAGACGTATTCCTCCCCTCATTTCTGTTCCTTCCGTAGGGTGTCGGGTTCAACAAACAAAACGAAAACAGAGACATCGTGGTTAGATAAATGCAGGTGCGGGCGCGTAATACAGACGGATGTGGCGTATGGCGGAGATAGGCCGCTGATCAAGAAGAACTGGTTTGCCAAAGACGGAACGTTTGAGCGTACAACTGGCGATAACCCCACAAATGACAAACAGGCGTAAATCGTCAATTCCTCACATGTTCCACGTGGAACTGGGTCATAAGACCCATAGAATATGTAATATAATAAACGTTATCGGTAGTCAATCACCAAAACGATTGACTATCAACACGTTTAGCAACCAGATGCTTGATGGATTAACTGCATCTGAGTGGGTTGAGTGGGCTCGGTGTCTGAATACAAAAGAATGCTTTACCGTTCCCAGGAACAATCCACCAAGGGGGGCATCATAAATATGATCAGGCATAACCGATGACTGCGGATAAAATTTCAACCCCAAGCAAATCTGGATTACCCCAGAAAGACTGCGCGGAAGATGACTACTTCCAAGGCGAGGAATAGGACTACGACGGCGTACAGCGTCCAAAAGGCTGTGGTACGGCCAGCCTCCGAAGTCGTCCGAAATCATACCCTCTCGTTAAGGACTCTCGCTGAAGACCAAGACGGCTCGTCACCGTCACTAATTTGCGATATCGAAGAAGTTCTCCTCAGCCATGGTCGTGGGAAATTCTTCGATGCTTTTTCCTACTGGAATCCGTCTGGGTCGCGCCCAGAATTTTATAACCCCCAATTCTCCGATGAGTAAGTTCTCTTCTATCCGCTATCCGAACCGAAGGGAGCGCCGTAATGCTTACACGACATCAAGTTTCACTAGAATCCTAAACGCGTCCCTTAAAAAAATGAATACCTACGGGGTTTTATCCGACATGATTTATAAAGCGACGCCGATCCTTTCATGGATAAAAGATGTTGACGTTGCCGTAAAACCGCCGTTGCCTGCGTCGAGAACTTCTGTCGGGGGCGTGAATGAATAGCTGTCCGAAGTGCGGAAACGTATGGGACGGAAGTAACTGTCTTCGGTTTAAACCACCGACCGTTATTTGGCATCGGTGCTGGAAATGCGAATATTCGTGGGAGATGCCGGACATTTTCAAGGAGGCCATTGAGCGATGAGCTGGTTTCAGTGCCGTAGATGTGGGATGTGGTTTGGTCGGTATCGTGGGTGGTGATGAGCGATGACAGCGGAAACGTATAACAGCCTTTCCGATAAAGAGAAGGCGTTTATTGACGCAATGATATTAATGTACAAAGAACAGCAGAAGACGAATGTTCTTTTAGAAGCGATACTCAGGAATGAATGATCAGGCGCGGCCCTCGGTTTGGTAGTCGCAGAAAGAAGAAGAAGCCTGATTTTTTTTTAGGGTTGCGATGGTTGAAAACCTCCGGAAGGAGGGTAGATGATAGTCTTGACGGTTTATTCGGGAAACAAGATCGGCCGAAACGCTATGATCCATTGAAATCGCCATAGGGGATTGACGTATAGTACTTTTAGTGTTATAGAAGTAGTGCGCTGGGGAGCGAACGCCAAGATTTTATGGCATCGTTCCCCATTTTGCGTCCTCCCCAGGATTGCATCTTCCCCCTGACCCGCAAGGCGAAGGGGTCTTTTTTATGAACGAATCCGAGAGCAAAGAAGTACAAGCCATCGCTCGGCAAGATCGTTCGCCTATCGCCATTGTCGGAAACTCCGTCTATGATCCTCTGTTATTTTCCCGCCGTATTGTTCCATTCTCTCGAAGGCAGTACCTCTTCTTAAACGCCTACCGACTCGGAGTTCCTTTAGCGAAAGCCGCTGAGAAGGTGGGATGGACAGTCAAGCAAGCCGACTACTTCTTATCTCGTCCGAACACTCGGGCATGGATTGAGGATCGGGCAAAGAAAGACGCGATCCGTGACGAATGGGCAGAGAGCAATAAGTGGGTTGAGATGGGTAATGATGTTCTAGAAGGGAAGAAGCATCTTTCGAAGGATCAGCAGGTCGTCTACTTGGAATTCGGGAAGCGGTTTTGTCCTGAACAGAAGTTTTCTCCTGAAGTGAACAAAGGCCCGACGATTAACTTTAACTTCTCTGCGGAGGCTGTACAGGAAGCATTCCGTCGACAGAACGCTATTGATGCGGAGATTGCGTAATGATCAGGTATGGGTTTTGCATGATCTGCGATAAAGAGATCGCTCCGAAGTGCCAGTCATGTGATGTTCGAAGGCCAACAGATCAGTTCTCGGAAGTACAAGTCACGTGGTCAAATGGCGCTAAGATGCGGATCGCTATCTGTTCGGATTGTTCTGTTAAAAATTCCCATACAACTGCTTATGGGAAGAATAAGATCACCGCTGCTCATCAGAAGCATTGGGATGAAACGGGTGGAACTTACGATAAGGCTGTTTTCATTGTCTGACAATATCTCTATCGATCAAGTCAGGACTGCTTGCAAAAACAGCCTTCATTTTCTATGCACAAAGATTCTTGGGTATGGGGATTGGGATAAAGTTCATGACGACGTGGAATTATTCATTAATCGAAAATCGATTCGAAAGTTGCTTCTTATTCCCCGTGGACATTTAAAAACAGCCATTGTCACGAAGGGTTTTGCAATTCAGTCTCTTCTTAGGAATCCAGATGTCCGTATCCTTATTGCGAATCAGGTGTGGGACAAGTCGAGGGAAATGCTTTATGAAATTAAACAACTGCTTACCGAAAAGACTGACTTACCGAAACTTTTTGGTGAATTTATTTCTGAGCGTTGGCGGGAAGATGACATTGTTATACGTCAACGACGAAAAGCCCTCGCCGCTCCGACAATCGGAACTTCAGGCGTGGAAGCTGAACTAACAAGTTCTCACTACGACATCATCATTCTCGACGATTTGCAGGGAGAGAAAAACTTTCAGACCGCTGAACAGAGGGAAAAGGTAAAGAGATATTACCGTTCCATGATCGATCTTATCGAGCCCGGCGGTCTAATTATTGTGATTGGGACAAGGTGGCATTTAGATGATGTATATCAGTACATCATTGACAATGAGTCTGAGTACTACGACATTAGTGTAAGAAAAGTGATCGAGGGGAATAAGATCATTTTCCCGAAGAAGTTCCAGAAAAAGTTTAACCCCATCACGAAGGCATGGGACTCCGTCGATTATCATTGCACTGACTATATTGACTACTTGAAGAAGCGTCCTAGTGAGGAGTTCTCAAGTCAGTATATGAATGACCCTATTGATGGCCAGAATCAGGTATTTAAAAAGGAATATTTCAAGTACTACGAAAGACGTCCTGAACGTCTTTATGTGGCGATGACGATTGACCCTGCTATTTCAGAGAAACAGAGTGCAGACTACTTTTCTATTAATGTGTCTGGCATGGACGAGAATTACAACATCTATGTTCTAGATACGCTTAAGGGCCATTGGAAAGTAGCGGAGTCTATTGACAACATCTTTTCCATGTACCAGAAATGGCATCCGGAGGTGGTGGGCCTTGAAACAGTCGCGTATCAGAAAGCTCTTAAATCGTGGCTCGAAGAGAAGATGCGTGAGCGTGGAGTTTACTTCCCCATCACCGAACTTAAGCGAAACACAAACGAATCTAAAGAGTTCAGAATTAAAGCCCTCGAGCCCTTTTACAGAGATGGACTTATCCATCATGCTCCCTGGATGAAGAGCTTAGAGCAGGAGCTTTTGCAGTTCCCGAAGGGGAAACATGATGATGAGATTGACGCCTTAGCGAGTCAGTTGCAGCTTTTAGTTCCTGGGGATTCTCAGTCAGTTAGTCAGATTCCTGTCGGTAGTTGGGAAGATGCTTTTCAGGAAGCGCAAAAGTCAAATCTTCCCTATAACGATTTCTTCAAGGAAGTGGCGTAATGGTTGCTTTAAAAGACATGAAAGAAGCACAGCAGGTTCAGAAGATTCAGGACCGAATTTCCGTCTCTCGGAAATGGCGCACCCAAGTGGCTGAAGAGAACCGCTGGGAGACGTTCCTTGAAGAGCTGAAAGGGAAATACGAAGTGACGTTAGGGCGCACCCCTGTTCCTCCTATTGCGGAGATGTTCGCTTATAAAGACGCTACTCTAGCCAATCTCTACTATAAAGATCCCTATATCGCTGTTAATGCGAAGAAAGACGCAACGATCATGAGTGCCTATATTCTTGAAGCTGGAGTTAACCACTTATGGAAAGAACTGAAACTGAAATCCGACATCGAACTCCAGATTACCGATGCTCTATTTGTTGGTCATGCGTGGAACAAGGTGGGGAGCAATACCAAAACGTCAGGGTCGGGCGATTTGCTTCAGATTGTAGAAGACTCGGTTTATGCGAACCGTGTTTCGTGGCGGGATATGTACATGAACATCGGATGTAAGAATCCTCCCAAAGATAACATCTGGATTGCCCAACGCATTTTCCGCCCTACTGATGATGTTAAGAAGGACTATCCGAAAGTTGCGAAACTGATTCAGGGATCTAGTTATCCTTCGGCTGATCCTAGTCTGATGAAGCGGGTATTGTATAAAGAAGACTTTAATTACACTGGCATTTACGAAGTATGGGACGCTCACGAACGGATGATCTATACCTTAGCCGATGAGGTTAATACGAAGTTCCTTGAAGATCCTCGTCCTTGGCCGGAATGGTTAGATGAGTATCCGTTCCAGATGCTCAGTTTCCATAACATTCCTGATGAACCATATCCTCAATCGGATGTTGCTCCTTGGGAACCGCAAGTTAGAGAGAAGATCAAGCTATTTACGATGATGCTGAATTTCGCTAAACGATGGAATCGTCAGATGTTAATGAAGAAAGGAACGATGGGAGTTCAGGAACTCGATAAATTCGAGAAGGGTATTGAAGGAGCAATTCTTCAGGCATCTACTAGTGGCGATCTTCAGACTGCGATAAAGATGCTGGACTGGGGATCAATGCCTCCTGACTTTTTTCTTCTTGTTGATCGTCTTGACGCTTTGATTGATAGGATTCGTGGTCAGTCTGCGTTTATGCAAGGCGGGACGACAAAGACTAGTACCCGAACCGAAGGTGAGCTTCAACTCATTAAAGGTGGGGCTGATGCAAGGACAGACAGAAAACAAGATCGAATCGAGGCTCATTGTGCGGCCATTGCCAGTCACCTCGTGATGCAGATGAAAAATAATTTTGATGTCCCGTATATCGCAAAGATCACTGGAAAAGAACCCCCAGAGATTATTCAGGCGTTTCAAGATCAAGGGATTTATGATCCTCAGAGTAAGACGATCAGATTCGATAAGTCTATGATCTCTGGGGATTATGACGTTGCTATTGCTGCTGGATCGACATTGCCATTAGATCGACAGACGAGAGACGCTAAACTTAAAGACGTTTATCAGATGTCTGTTCCCCTTGCCTCTGCTCAAACCATCCCTCCATTCCTTGGCGTTCTTGTTGGTGAATTATTAAAAGATTACGACATCAAGGCCCTTGATGTAGCGTTCCAACAGCAGTTGCAGTCTCAGACTCAATCGCAGCAGGATCAAGCGATGATTCAAGAATCGGCTATGGCTAAGACTGAATCAGAGACTCAGAAACGTAAAGCCCAAGCATCAAATATTGAAGCCGACACGATTATTAAGAGCGCAAACGCTCTTGGTAAAGCCAGTGGGGAAATTCACCCTGACATGAGTATCACCAAATGAGCATGATTTGTTCTGGGTGTAAGAATGCGGATGCGTACCATGTCCACGGTTGGTATGACAATCATCTCGGGTATCAGGAAATCTGCGACAAGTGCGGAGAGGTGAGTTCTAGTGATGCGTCGATCCCTGATGTTTTCTGGAACGGGAGACCCTACTACTCAGATGCTCTTCAGGTAGAGTTCACGAGCCGTAGCCAAAAGGCAAGAGTCATGAAAGAGCGTGGCGTTTCGGAGCTTGGTAGCCAGAAATTGACAGGAAAGAATTGGATTGACGGAAGCCGTGAATCCCGTCGAAAACAATTTGAGCAGTATCGACCAGCTGTGAGAGAAACAGCGAAGCGCATTCAAGAGATAGTTCGGAGGCAGAAAAATGGACGATAACCCGTTATTGCAAGCGATGCAGGCGCAGAAGAAAGGGATGGATTTTAATGATCCCCAAGCATTGCTGGAGTTTATCCTTAGCAAATTTAATTTAGTCCCGAAGGAAAACGAAGCAGACCAGAATGACTCAGAGAATGAACCGATGGACGTTCAAACGCAAGAAAGCCACACCCCCTAAAGGAGAACGAATATGGTAGACGGTCAAGTAGTAGAGAATAATTCAGAGGCAGCAGTAGCCGAACCCGCTGCAAGCGGACAATCAGCCGCTACTTCCTCTGGAACTCTCGAAGGCCAAAGCGGACAAGCGAATTCAGGACAGAGCGCACCCGCAGAGGAAAGTTTTAGTTCGGTAGACCCAAAAACTCTTTCTCCTGAAATGCAAGCTATTTATAAGAGCTTGCAGTCTGACTACAGCAAAAAAACGCAGTCTATTGCAGATGTACGGAAAAAGGCTGAAGCGTATGATCAAGTTTCAAGAGATCAACGATTTGTTGATTATTGGAGAGGCTTAAATCAACCGCAGAAAGCCAATTTCAAGGAACAAAAAGCGGAAGTTGAAAAGACGCTAGGCCAGAAGATAACTGATGAAGAGTTCCAGAAATCGTTCGAGAGCAAGGACGCCTATTTGTCAATGCAGGAAAAGATTGCACAACTGGCGTTTGAGAAGTCTCAGCAACGGATTCAGGAACTTGAGAATAAGTTGACAGTGAAAGAAGCTAATGACGTTATTAGTGCCTTTCGAGATGAGTCAGGGAAAGACGGTAAACCCGTTCGTCCTGACTTTGATAGCTTGGAAGAAGACGGTCTTATTACGGGATACTTGAGAGTTAATCCTCCTGAAGGAAAATCTCAGAGCGATTATCTTTCAAGGCTAAATGAGGCTTACACCTGGAGCAAGCAGATCTCCCAAAAGCATTATGAGAGAGGACGATCTGAGGCTCTAAAAATAATCCAAGCAAAAGCTGCCGCATCTTCTGAGCCTCCTACAGGTTCCGCTAAAGGCGCATATACTGGCCCTGATCCTAGAAAGCTTACTGTACGTGAAGCGATGGACTTAGCTAAAAAAGGCATCCGTGTCCCACGTGATGACTAATTAGAGGAGGCCATTTATGGCATTACCATTGACACAAAGCTATGGCCCAGGAAACGTTGACGAAGAACTGACTGCGAGTTTAGTCAATATGATGCCTGGCATTCGAGACAACGTATTCAAATCAAATCCGGTGTTGAAGTGGTTGTACGAAGGAAAATACGGCGGTAAGATGCGGCGTAAAGGTGGCGTGGCTCTCTCTCATGCAGAAATGTATGGAAAGAACACCACTGCGATGGCGTATTCTCGCTATGACCAGTTGGACACGACTCCGCAGGATGGTTTAACTCGCGATCAATGGCTGTGGGCTCAGTATGCCGCAACCGTCACGATTGATGGATTCAGTGAACGTGTTGCTAACACTGGCGACTCGAAACTTGAAGACCTTCTTGAAGCCAAGAAGATGCAGGCTGAAGAGAGCCTTTCTTTGCTTTTGGAACAGGATATTTTTGCTTCGTCCCCAGTCGTGTCGAAACACATTGAATCGTTGAACTCGATTGTTGCGACCTCTGGAACTGTTGGCGGTATTTCTGGGACCACGAATACGTGGTGGCAGGCATGTGCGGCTACTGCTTCTGGTAGTTTCGCTGCTCAAGGTCGTTCCGACTTAACCAACCTCTGGAACCTAGTGTCTGTGCAGAATCCGGTGGGTGGACCTGAGATGTTAGTGTCTGATCAGAATACGTTCCAGTACTACGAATCGTCCTTGGTTTCTCAAGAACGTTTTACTGACAACAAGATGGTCGACATTGGTATTGAAAACTTGAAGTTCAAAAATACGCCTTGGACGTGGTCGCCTCAAGCCACTGCTGGCGTTCTTTTTGCGCTTCATTCTAAGGGTCTTGAATTCATTGTGAACTCCGATACGGATTTCATCACGACTCCGTTTGTTACTCCTACTAACCAAGACGCTCGTACCGCTAAGATTCTTTTGGCGTGTTGCTTGGCTACTGGTGATCGGCGTAAATTGGCGAAAATGACTGGAATTACAGCCTAAAGGAGGCGTTTATGGCATCACTTCGAACGCCGACTCCGCGAGATGGTGGTCAAGGAATCTTTCAGATTCTAAAGATACCGACTTGCGTCACAGGCGATACAGTTAAATTCACAGAATCAGTAACAGGATACTGGCCTGTTAATCGAACGACAGCTGATGCGGTGACTGTGACATACAGTCCCACAACTCAGTTGTTTACGATTACGGTTGCCAATACTCCAGACATTGATCTGTTTGTGGTTCAAAGCTAATTATGCCTGACTGGGCGAAGGACCGGAGGGCCGAAAGGTTCCAAGTTACAGCCCACCAGCAAAGGAGATTCAAATGTTAATTCAACAGCTTAATCGTGCAGACGCAGAAAAGATTCAGATCATGGTCAAAAACGTTGATGGTGGCGGTTCAATCACGACTGGTTTGGGAGTTTGTATTCCATCCTCTGGTGCTTCGATTGACGGTATCAGCGTTGTAAAGTCGACTGCCGCTCTTCAGCGCGGATTCATTGGTGTTGCGACGCAGGATATCGCCATCAACGGATACGGGTTGGCGACGGCATGGGGATACGTTAATAGCGTTCAAATCTCCAATGTGGGAACGTCTATCACCATCACGGCAGGGAATGTTCTTATCCCTGGAGCGGTGGCTGGGACTTTCTTCTCGGTCGTGACGGATGCGGCGATGTCGACTCTTATGTATCGATACGTGACGGCGGCGACGACTGTCCCCGTAGACTTATCGGTCCTTGGTCAGTCGTTTGTTTCTGGGTTTGTGCGAGCCCTGTAAATGTCGACGAAGATTGAAATTAAGAACGCCGTTCTGAAAGGACTAGGACGTAGACCAACGAGTCTTTTGATTCGATGGGCTCCTAGCTGGAAGAACCCATTCAATTTCGATCTTCTAGAAGTTTCCAAGTGTGAGATTGACGGGGATGTTGTGACTCCTACGATGCCACAGCATCTCCGTCCTCTACATGCGGGTCATAAGATAGGAAGTCCAAAACGATTTACTCTATGGGAGGTTTTACAAGTGCAACTGAGGCTTATTTCATGACTGAGAATTTAAACCCAGAAGTCATTGGTCAATCAAAGGACGATGGTGTTATCCGTGTACTTGTAGGAGTTCCTCACGAAGGGATGACGGGGTCTGAAGCCTATACGAACCGCCTCATGAACTTCATGCACTTGGGGAAACTAGAAGAGCGTGGGAAACTGCTCAAGAGTAATCCTCGATTTGAGTTCTTCTTTAAGACCTGTGGACGGATGCACGTTCATGTCGCAAGAGACGAGATGGCAAAGACTGCGCTTGTCTCGAACTGCGACTACCTATTTATGATTGACGACGACATGATCGCTCCTGACGATTTGTTTGAGAAGCTGTACGAGAACCAGAAGGACGTCATTGCGCCATTGGCGTTCACGAGGAACTTCCCTCATAAGCCTGTCCTCTATAACTGCATTGAGGGATGGGATAACGTGACGCAGACGGAACATTTCACAAATTACGCAGTCATGAACTACCCGAAAGATAAGCTCATTGAATGCGACGCAGTTGGCTTTGGTGCGGTTCTAATCAAAGTAGATTGTTTCCGAAAGATGCCTCAGCCGTGGTTCATGAATCCAAATAAGACTGGAGAAGACATTAACTTCTGTTATCAGGCTAAGAAGTTCGGATTCAGGAATTGGATGGACACCCGATTAAAGCTAGGGCATGTTAGCCACCCCATTATCGTTACGGAAGAATACGTCCAGACTCAGTGGAAGCACTTGAATATGGATGTCGACAAGCGGTTTGGTCCGGCGAAAGAGATGCCGATAACCAAAGAAGCGGTCTTGGTGCTAGGCGAATGAGTCAACACGATAATGCTTGGTGGACAGTTTATCGAGAACTTAATCGAAAGAAATTAAGAGCATATTCCAATAATTATTACCACATGAACAAAGAAAAGAATAAAGAGAATATGAGATTGTGGAGATTAAAAAATAGGGACAAGCTCAGAATAGCTAAACGAGAGAATGCTAGGAAAAGAAGGCTTGAGATCCTTTCAATGCTCGGTGACCACAAATGCGTAAAGTGTGGTTATTCAGAAGATTATCGCGTACTTCAGATAGACCATGTCCGATCAAATGGTACTGAGGATAGGAAAAAAATGGCTCATTCATGGAGTTATTTATTTTGGAAGAAAGCTCTAATTGAGCGACCTAGCGATTATCAGATTCTATGTGCGAATTGTAATTGGATTAAAAGATATGAAAATAATGAATTGGAGAGAAAATGTTGAAAACTCCTATAAGTATTTTGATTCCCACATGGAACAATCCTCAATATTTTGATCCTTGTGTTGAGTCTATCGC